GCATCAAGCGAATCGTTTGTCAAAGCGTTATTCTTGCCCGTGATAAACAAAGGGCTACGAGCCATTGATAAGCTTGCAGGGCGTGATAAAGTAGGTGTACTCATTTTTTAGAAACTATTTTTTATTGCGTTAGCAATATCTGGTGGCAGTTTGTTGATTGCGATATTAAATGGAGTGCTGAAAAATTTAGTTGGAGTGATACCCTGCCGATATACCGACTCACGGACTGCAAAAGGATTTAGCCCTTTGCTCTGCGCCCAATCCTTAAATGCAGATACTGGAGGCTTCTTGTCCTTGTAGGCAAATGGACTATTCGGTGCTTTCTGCTTCCAAATCTTGCCCTTGTTGTTTGTTCTCTTAAATGCGCTTGTAGTCTTTCTTGTGCCTCCTGCTCCCTTTACGCCTTGATCTTGGAACTGACCATAATCCTCCATAAAGAAACTCATTGAGAACTTATCATTTGAGTAGTACACGCTATACCGAAGTGAATTGTAAAGGGTCTTGTTGAAGTTGTGCTTGCCTTTGGTGAGATTACTCCTCGCCTGTTGAATGACATATTTGCCAAACTTAATAAGTACCGCAGCAATCAAGTCCTCCCGTGCCATTTTAACAAACGCTTATCTCGGTGTTTGCAAGCAGCACGTCAAAGGTTGCAGTCCACCCTGCAAGCAGGTTCTCAAACCTCTCGCTAAAGGGAACACAAGAAGCAGTACCATCTAACTGATAAAGGTCGGTGTACAGAGTCCCCCTGCGTAGTTCTGTGATGACATCGTTGATGACTGCGAGCTGCGTGTTCAGTATGTTTTGCTCGTTGCTGATGCCGTAGAACGGCTCTGCTTGCAAGCGTGGATTCTCTTTGGTCTCATCTACCAAGTCCATACAAACAATGCTCACGTTCATGCGAACTATCTGTCCCTCGAATGTTGCTTGGTTGATTATGATGTGCGACAAAGGGAAGATGGTCTGCTTGTTTAGGTCGATGTCAAAGATATCGCCTGTCGTTACCACGTTGACTTGGCTATTGGCCTCAAGCGTATCTTTTAGTTTGGTGGTGATGTCGTAGAACTGTCTCATTTTATTGACTTTTTTATTAGGTCGTTTTCAACCTCTTGCTTTTGCTTTTCAAAGGTGAGGAAGTGTAGGCATTGGTGAATGGGAAGTTGTGTAATTGACTCAAACTGCCTAATGTCTCCTTTAGCAAGTTGATAGATTGTTGCATACCATCCCCATTGCTTGGCGAATTGTCCTTGCTTGGAGTATTCGTTTGATTCTTCGCCTCCAAAGAGGTCAGCATAGCTTGCAGTAACTCGTTCCCTAAATGCCAAAAAAAAAGCGTTGCGCCCATAGCAACACTCATCGGGGCTTGCTTCATCTGCTCCGAGTACTTGCCTGCGCCCTCGTATGGCTCTATTAGATACCGATGCTTGACCTCGCTTATGATAGGGCGATACAATACCGCCATCGCTTTGTGCAGGTCTTGCACGTCTTGCAGGTAGCCGTCAAGGTCAACGAACTCACCATAGGTGATATTGTCAAGTTCAGGGATAAACCCGTACTTCGTGTCCCCCATCGTGAAGGTTGGCGTGAGGCTTGGCTTCTCGTTTATCATCGCACTAATGTGCTTGCTGATATGGCTCACGTCTTTGATGCGTACGTTGGGAAGATTGGCAAGAGGCACTCCGCAGAATATCTCAAGCATCTTGTGGGTCAAGAACTCCTCATCGCCCTCAAGCCTCGCAAAGCGTTGGTATTGGTCAAGCGTTATCTCCGACAGGGCGGTGGGTACAATTACCTTTAGTTCCATTATTAAAATAACCTTTTAGTTTTAGCGTATGGCATACCTGCCAAAGTTAGGTCTGCTCAACTTGTTATACGTTGCATAGCGCAGCGCATCTATGGCGTGGTTGAATGCGTCTATCGGTTTGTTGAGCAGGTTGCCGTTCTTGTCTTCTACCCATTTGTAGTTCTGAAGTTCCTTGATTAGGTTGCTGCTTCGTGGGGTTACAAATAGTTTGTGCCGCTTCAGCACGTCAATACCCACTATGACGCTATCTGCGCCCTTCTGCGTGGGTTTCACGTTCCATCCCATACGATGCAGCTCCTCGATGCTTTTGGGTTCAGCAGAGTCAGCAAATACCTCCGTGCGTCTGTCAAGGTTTAGGGACTTCAATACGTTGCTGATGTCGGGGTTGGTCATCCCTGTGCGGTAGATAAGCTCATCCACATAAAGGTTGTCCCCCGACTTGTACACCGCCACAAGGGCGGTTGGGTCGTTGGTGTAACCGAAGTCCATCCCGTGACATAAGAGCGTGGCATCCGTTGGTATCTCTGCCTGCCCGTATTGGAAGATGGTGGCTCTGCTCATCCCACGTTCTCCAAGTCCGTAGATTCTCCAATAGTCGCTATCGGTATCACGCAAGCGTTCTATTTCATTTCGGATGCTGCTATCAAGGAACGGGTTATCAAGGTAGGTGGTCTGATGGAACTCGCAGTCATCACGGGTCACCACCTTATCGTAAATCCAATGGAACGCATCCGAAGGGTTGTAGTCAAGGATTGCCCTGTCTTCAGTTCGCATAATAAGCTGCTGCCAATCTTCAAACGTCAACTCGTTGGCCTCGTTAATATAAAGAAGGTTGCGCTTGCGGCCTCTTATCTTCTGCGGTTGGTCAAGGCTTATGAACTCCACAAGGTTGCCGTTCAGATAATACTCGTGGCTTGACCTGTTGTGGTAAGCCTCGTTGTACAGGTCGTTGGCACGAAGTATCTCAAAGAAGTCCCGCATCACCGAAGCACGAAGCGAAGGAAACGTCTTACGACATATCGTAATTGTCTTGTTGCTTTCTGTTGTGCTATAATAGAAAATCACCCATAGCAGAATGTTGTACGTCTTTCCGCTACGAGTACCGCCCTGCTCAACGACTATCTTCTTGTCGCTGCGCTTTAGGTGGTTATATACTTTATTGGTCTGAATCTTCTCCAAGCACTTCAATTTGAAATAGCTTGCCCGAAGATACGTCTACCTCTTGGCGTTCCACGTACCCACGCTTCTTGCCTTTGGTCTTTAGAAAAAAGATAGTAGCGGTGGAGTTGCCCTCCTTTATCTGCTTGTGCAGTTGGCTCTCTGCAAAGTCAATGGCTACGTCTGATAGTTCATCGACTGCTGCTTTGTATTCTTTGTCCTCTTGCAGCCATCGGTAATGCGTTTGCCTTGCAATGTCAACACTCTTGCAAGCGGAGGTCACAACCCCTAACGATTTCTCCAACGCATCGAGCATTGCCTTTTTATGGATGTCACTACTTGTCATAAGGCTTGCCGTTAATTTTAATTTCAAGTGAAGGGTCGAGCTTGTGCATTCGGTCTATTATGACTTGGCAATACTTCGGGTCAAGTTCCATACCATAGCACTTGCGGTTGAGTTGGTGTGATGCCACCATAGTAGAACCGCTGCCCATAAACGAATCAATCACAAGTCCACCATCGGGGCAACTGCTTTTGATTGCTCGCTCACAAAGGGGTATGGGTTTAGGTGTTGCGTGACCGCCTTCGCTTCCATCTTTGTTATGTCGAGCGAAGTGCCACACGTTATTCATATTGTCGTGCGTGTTGTTGAAGTAGGCACGGGTTGCATAATAATCCTTCTTCAGTTCATCGTACTCCTTCTTCAGTTCATCGTACTTCTTATGAAATGCGTCAATACCATTGCTTAGACAATAGTCCCGCCAAGAGTTATAGGTGTCCTCTGTTGGCATCATCCACTGACTTTTGTCAAACCAATGACATCCGCTTTTTTCGCTATGGCCTGCTAATCTTTTGCAGTCCTTTATTGTGAGTTTCGCTTTATTTTTTTGATTATCTAAATAATTTACAATAGAATCCCAACCCTTAAAATAATTATCGGCATTATTATTAAACCCTTGAACTCCTAACATAGCAAACAAACACTTCTCGTCTGCCGTAGCGAAGCTTCTCGTATTATCTGAATTTTGACCTTGACCGTTACCTTTATCCCAAGTTATTAGATTCCTAAATGTGAGTTCTCCTTGTTTTGCGTATGGTTTTAGGATGTTGGTATAAATGTCCATCAATGGCTCATCAATGCCCCAACAGTACCAAGAGCCGTTATCCTTGAGGTGACTGAACTGAAGTGGAATCCATTGCTCGTTAAACTCAAGGAGGTCATCATAGTTAAGGTTGTCGTTTAGAACTCCATCATTCTCCTTCTTCATCCCGTAAGGCGGGTCATTGTGTGCAAGGTCAGCCTTCTGTCCATCCATCAGCCTTGCGACTGCATCGCTATCGGTAGAGTCCCCACATAGCAGACGGTGGTTGCCTATCTCTATTAAGTCCCCTAAGACTATGTCTGTTTTTATTTCGGATGGTGCTTCGTAGTCATCCTCTTCGGCTTCAACCACAGGAGTATTGTCAAAGGGCAGTTCAAGACCCCAATCTTCTAATGCCTCTACATCCCATTGGTTAGCGAGCAAGTCCCAATCCCATTCTCCGAATCCTACGTTGTCTTTGATTATGAACTCCAACTTCTGTGCATCGGTCAGTTGGTCAGCAACAATGATGGGTACTTCCTTCAGTCCTGCCGCAATACACGCCTTTAAGCGCATATTCCCCCCAAGCACTACCATATTGCCATCCACTACGATTGGGCGCAGCTCAAGCATCTGTGGGAACTCCTGTATGGACTTTACAAGCTTCTTGAACTTGTCATCCTTTATGATTCTTGGGTTTGTTGGGTTTGGTATGATTGTACCGATTGCTGCT